GTAACATCTACAGCTAACAACAATCTACCTCCATATTTCACAATCTATGCTTGGAAAAGGGTGTCTTAAATGCCTTACATTGTACAGGGGGATTCAGCAGAAGTAAGAAAGACTGACTATAGTCACCTAAACTTCGACTACTCTTACCCTTACGGTCTGAACCTAGACCCAAAGTCAGACTTTCATGAAGAACTGCGTTCTAAAATCTGGGCTCGGGCAGTTGAATCTCGTAGAGTCATCAGTAAGCGATTCTCCTCATGGAACGAAATAGATAAGATCCTAACAACCTACATTCCTCTCAGTGACAAGGAAGAGATGGTAAAAAACAAGGATTCACGAAAGCCTGTCTCAATCATCTTCCCTTACTCCTATAGCAATCTCGAATCTCTACTAACCTACATGTCCATGGCTTTTATCCAAGATCCTATATTCCAATACGAGGGCGTAGAACCAGATGATACTATCGGAGCTATCTTGATGGAACTAATAATTCGTCTCCACTGCTACAAGACAAAAGTTCCACTCGCTCTACACACCGTCTTTAGGGACGCCTTTGCTTACGGAATAGGAATCGGAATGCCTGGGTGGGTAAGACGTTATGGACGCAGACCTATAAAAACAAGCATAATAACTGAGAGTGGTCTAGGAGTCTCCCAATCAGACGATGTGGAGTACGTGGAAGACCTAATATTCGAAGGTAACGATCTTACTAACATAGACCCTTACCTCTGGCTCCCTGATCCCTCTGTCTCAAGCGATAAGATACAAGAAGGAGAATTCATAGGTTGGATTGACAGAGACAACTACATGAATATGTTGTCAGAGGAAGCTAGCAACACTAATGTCTTTAACGTCAGATATTTAAGGGCCAAAACAGACAAGCGCTCTTCTCTCGCAGTCGACGAAAGTATGCGTGAGCACAAGTTCGGTGGCTCATCCAAGTCAATGCGCCAAGGGATGACTTCCACAACTAACCCAGTCGACAACATAAACATGTACATCAATCTCATTCCGTCAGAATGGGGACTCGGCCCTAGCGAATACCCAGAAAAGTGGTTCTTTCGCCTCTCAGCAGATGACATAATAACTCGATGCGAGCGAGCTAACCACTATCACGGAATGTATCCTATGGCAGTAGCCAGCCCTGAATACGACGGCTACTCGATAACGCCAATAGGAAGGCTTGAGGTACTCAAGGGACTCCAAAAGACCCTAGATTGGCTATTTAACAGTCACGTAGCCAACGTTCGCAAGTCACTCAATGACATGTTAGTTGTTGATCCTTACCTCGTAAACATCAATGATTTGAAAGATCCTGAGCCAGGAAAGCTCATCCGCTTGCGTCGCCCTGCTTGGGGACACGGAGTTAAAGATGTAGTAGCTCAACTAGCCGTAAACGACATAACTCGCTCTAACGTAGCCGATTCAGCATTTATAACTCAGTGGATGGACAGGATCTCAGGCGCCGACCAATCTATGGCTGGTGTAATTAGACAGACTGGTCCTGAGCGTCTAACAAAAGGTGAGTTCCAAGGAACTCGCACTAGTGCAATCTCTCGCCTACAAATGATAGCTACTATAATAAGCTACCAATTTATGCAAGACATAGGAACCATGTTCGCTGTCCACACTCAGCAATACATGTCTAAAGCAACAACTGTGAAAATAACAGGGCGTTACGAAGAGCAACTAAAAGCTCAATTTGGCTCTAATGCAACAAGAGCTAGAGTCAGTCCTCTCGATTTAGCAATCAGCTACGATTTAATAATAAGAGATGGATCAATCCCAGGTGGAAACTTCTCTGACGCCTGGATTCAATTATTCGATATAATAGCTAAGCAACCGGAACTTCACCAAACCTTTGACATAACTCGAATGTTCACCTACATAGCTACTCAACTTGGTGCAAAGAACGTGGAAGACTTCAAACGCAACATTAACAGAGTCCAGCCTACTCAAATGCCTGACGAGGAAGCTCTACGACAAGCAGAGGCTGGAAACATAGTCCCACTAGGTCAATGACTATGAAAGATTCTACATCAATAACTATCAATGCTACTAAGGCTCAAATTGAAGAGTTCAAAGAATCCGTTCTATGGAATGACATAACTCGTGAGTTGGACTTTTGGCTGGAAGGCTTTGCTAGAGAACAGGACTCAATAGTAGACAATGCATCTTCTGACAATCCCTCTACAGCCTCAGTCCTCCTTCACCTAGGCGATATCAATGGGAGAAAGAAGGCAGTATCTTACTTCAAACAGATCCTAGACATCTTCCTTGAAATCTTGGAGGAAAAGAATAATGACACTAGACGCGACCAAACCTAATGATCAGACATTAGTTAGCGAACTCCCAAAATATATTAGGGATAACAGGAATGCCATAAATGCCTTTGCATCTGGCAACGCTGAATACACAACAACTTCTACAACTCTCTCATCCGGAACTGACACTCTTGTAGTCGGAACTGATATAGCAGACATCGACATGGAAATAATACTGCTGCGAGCATCTGGAGCATGCACTCTTGAAAGAATACTCGGTGGCAGGGCTGGGCAAATAAAGATATTCGTAATGGAAGACAACGACATCTCGTTCAAGGATGGAGACAAAACAGATGGGAAGTTCTACTTAAATCAACTACCTAACCTCTCCACCTACAACGCTCTCCAGGGCGACTCAATAGCGTTTGTAAACATAGATGGAGATGGCTCTCTTAACAACGGCTATTGGAAGGAGTTTAATAGACAAGAGTCTGTTAAAAGTTAATTAAAAAATTTAAACATCTTTTGGGAGGTCAACTATGTCAATGGAAGATGAACTTAAGGAAATGGAAGAAGCATTGGAAAACCCTGTGGGTCCTGAAGATCTGGACAAGTCTAATAAAAACGAAGAAGGTTCCGAACCTACTGATGAGCCTAAGGACGAAAGCGTAGAAGAGCAGGATGAATCAGATGAGCCAGAACCTTCTGACAACCAGGAGGATTCAGAAGAAGTATTAGAAGAGCCTGAAAACTCAGAACTCGACCAATCTGAACCGGAATCTCCTGAAGACCCTCGTGATGCCAAAATCAGGGAGCTCGAAGAGAAAATAGCTAAACTAGAATCTCTAACCAGACCTGCTGAATCAGAACCTTCTGAACCCTCTGAACCAGAAACAACTACAACAGACGAGGAAATTCCTACTGAAGATTTCTTAGGCGATCTCGACATCGACGATGTGGTCAGTGACCCTAAAGCACTAAACCAACTCTTAAACAACGTACACAGAAAGGCCCTCGAGCGTGCTCGCTTGGAGCTGAAACAGAGCTCGGAAAACGTAGTACGATCCATCCCTGACATCGTAAGAAACGTCACTATGCTCACAACCAGACTCAAGAAAATAAGTGACGATTTCTACAACGAAAACAAAGACTTAGTTCCGTGGAAGAAGACTGTCGGAGCTGTGATGGAAGAACTAATTTCCGAAAACCCTGACAAAACCTACAAAGAACTCTTACCTCAAGTAGCTTCTGAGGTAAGAAGACGCGTTGGACTTTACAGAGAGGCAACTAGACAAGATGGTCCTCCCTCTCCTCCTCCTAGGAGAAAAGGAAGGGCTAAACAAACAACTAAACCTGACACTAATCCACTTCTCGAAGAATTCGAAGCTATGGACAGAGCGTTAGGGATTGACTAAATGGAGGTAATTAACTATGTTGGAAGACAAGTTTGCTCAGCATGACAAAATTCCTGGTGACACTTTTGTAAATCCCACTTCCGATTACCAGATGCGGACGTGGGACTACAGGGTCAGACCTGCTGCTGATGCTACTTCTGGACCTATAACGATCACTCTCCCTCCCGTTACTGAGGCAAAGGGGAGGCTCTACTCGATCCTTGCTACTGAAGCAGACGCTACCAACACTGTGACTGTTTCAGACGGTGCTATTAGCACTCCTTGGAGTGACGTGGTTCTTAATACAGCTAACACTGGAAGATTGTTCTACAGCGACGGTCTGTCTTGGTTCGTTCTTGGATCTTAATCTACTTAAAATAAACGGAGGTAACTAACTATGTTTCTTGGAATGAGAGGAAATGGCGATTGGGTTGACGGTCAGCGGCCTTTAAACTGGAGACAGAAAATTCTCAAACTCTATCCCAATGGTCAGGCGCCGCTGACTGCCATGCTGTCTATGATGGCTTCATCTAAAGTAGATGATCCTCAGTTCAACTGGTGGACTCAGGAGCAGACCGCTACTAGTGGCTCTGTTGCTGGGATTTATACTAACTCTGACCTCAGCACTGCCTATACTTCGGGCGGTATAGCTGGGCAAACCCTCTTTGTCCACGTGACTGACTCCAAAGCATTCAATAGAGTTCGTCAAGGCCACGTGATCCTTCTCCGTGATGCCTCTGACTACCGCGTAGACGTCGTTGGAAAGGTCACCGAAGTACATCGTGGGACTGACTTTGAGGTCTATTCTGTCAAGCTCCTCGAGAACGACGACAACTCCCCTGACCACGACCTCAGCGATTGCGACAACTTCAAAATCATCGGTGATGCTAATCCTGAGGGTGGTGAGATGCCTACTGCAGTCTCTCTTAACCCTGTCAAGGTTTATAACTACACTCAGATCTTCCGAACACCCCTCAGCATCACTCGGACAGCTCGAAATACTCGCCTTCGCACTGGTGACCAATACCAGAAGGCTAAAGCCGAAGCTTTGGAAATGCATTCTTGGTCAATGGAGTTGGCTTTCTGGTGGGGTATTAGAACCGAGTCAATAGGCGACAACGGCAAGCCTGAACGAACCACTATGGGAGTCATCAACTTTATCCGCGAGCTTATGCCTGCTAACTGCGACGACTATACTTTGAATTCTGACTACGCAGGGAAAGCTTGGACTGTTGGCGGAGAGGACTGGTTCAAGACTAAACTTGAACAAGTATTCCGCTATGGTTCTGACCAGAAAATGGCTTTTGTCGGCTCTGGCGTCCTCCTTGCTATCGACAAGCTTGCCATGACATCTGGCCAGGTAAACCTCGTTCCTGGAGCTAAGACCTACGGAATGGCTATTCGTGAGTGGATAACTCCATTTGGTTCCATCTACATGAAAACTCACCCGCTCTTTAGCCACGATCCTACAACCCGCAACATGATGGTTATTATAGAGCCCAAGGAACTCACTTATCGCTACATAACTGACACCACCTTCTATGGGGAAAGTTCTTCTAAAACTCATCCTGAAGGCTATGGTCAGCGTAGGATAGATGGAACTAACGAGGAGTTCCTCACTGAATGCGGTCTTGAGTTCGGTCTGCCTCAAAAATGCGCCGTCCTCAATGGCTTTGGTCAGGACAATACTCTTGTGTAAGCAGTTTGGTTGAATGAGAGCTAATCCTCCTCAACCAATAACGAACTGTCGAGTAGGTTTTCTGCTTCTCCTTTTCCTACTCGACAGTTAATTAAAAAATTTAATCATCTATGGAAAAACAATGGCTAATCCACTAGAGAATACAAAGGAATTACGTTTTACAGAGTTCACTGGTGGTACAGATAATTGCCTAGACTATGCATCTCATACTGATTCTAACTCTCTATGCTATGCTCCTTTAGGCAGTCGGGCTGAGGTATGGAAAGGTGGAAATGTATATAAGTACATAGTTGAAGATACGGGTGAAACTCCTGATGGAGAAACTATCATTAAGTCTGTATCTGGTGGCTATTCCGGTACCTATAGATGGAAGAGATACGAGGCGTTTAAAATAGTTGCCTTAGGAGACCTAAGCGACGTCGATGACTCGTATGCAGTGACTGGGCAAGTACTTATAAAGGCTGCAACTAATTATTCGTTCTCTAATATAGTAGATATAGGAGCTATGCTTTCTTCAACATATGATCCTCGTTCCATAGCCGCCGATGCTTTCGATATGGATAATATGACTGAGGGAGCAACAAATCTTATTTTAACTAGTGCAGAGCGAACAGCAATACAGGAAAATTCTGCAAAAGTGTCCTTTCCTGGCTTTACTTCTCTTGACGTCGATTATGGAGTTACGCTTGCACCAGTGGCTACATCCGGAGATTATAATGATCTTACTGGGACCCCGACTATCCCAAATGTCTCTGACGAGCCTTATGACTCGACTACCTGGGATGGCAATATGGATGCCCCGACGAAGAATGCGATTCGGGATAAGATCGAAACGCTCGGTGGCGGCCACGATCCGGTAACGCTCGATATAAATGCAGATACGCTTCTATCTCTATCCAATCAAGAACTTGGACTCGATGCGCAAGCCGCAAATCTTATCTTTGCAGGTCCGGCATCAGGCACTGATGCAGTTCCTACTTTCCGAAGTCTTGTAACAGATGATATCCCTGATCTTTCATCTCTATATCTCCCATTGCATGGCAAGGCCGACACTGCTGGACATGCTGATACAGTGACAAATGGCGTCTATACAACTGACGCCGGAACGGTCTTTCTTGAGCCAAATGGAGATGGGTCAGGGCTTACAGGGGTAGTCAAGACAGAAACTGACCCGGTTGTAGGTGCGGTAAATGGCATTGTAAAGTCAGATGGGGCAGGGAATATTACTGCTGCTATCCCTGGAACGGATTATGCTGAAGCTCTTGGACCTGACGAGAACTATGTTACAGATGCGCAACTTGCTATTATTAATAATACATCCGGAGTGAATACAGGGGATGAGGTAGCGGCATCAGATAGTGTAGCAGGAATTGTTGAGCTTGCGACAACTGCTGAAACATCAACTGGCGCAGACGCAACAAGGGCTATCACACCTGCCGGGCTTGCGGGTTCAGATTTTGGAAAACGTGTTTTTTCGGCTCGTATTGTTGATTCAGGAACAGCGCTTGATGGCACAGAAACTTTCGTATGGTATGTGCCGGCAGAGTTTAATGGATGGAAGATTGTCAATATCCAGCATCATATAGACACGGCATCTACTTCTGGAGCCATAACTTTTACAGCTGAAAACACAACAAACAGCACAAATATTACGTCTACGAATTACACGATTGACCAAGGTGAAACAAGCACGAACACGGCCGCAACGCCAGGTGTTATTGATGCCGCTAATAACATTCTTGCAACAGACGACAAAATCACTTTTGGCATTTCATCTCCTGGAACTGGGAGTGCTGGCTGGCAATTAACAATAACGTTGCAGAAATAATAAGGATTAGGAATGGTTGGTCAATATGAACTGTTGCTTGCTTGCAAAGACGAGCCTGAAGCTTACCGCAAAGACGAAGGGGATATCATAGATATACGACCCAGAGGCTGGCAGTGGGGGCGAATTGAGCGAAGGCGGTATCTTATTGTGCCAGTAATGGGGCTTGACCAGATTGAGGTAGAGAATGTCAATGCCCCACTTATGGACGATGGAAGTTATAGGGCGCCTGACCCTCTTATTTTAGCAGACCGAGCTTTGCCAGGCTGGGAAGCAAATAATCTGTATCAAAATAC